GGGCGTCTTCGCAGGCCTTTTCGAAGGCCTCCTGCTGGCCTCGGCGCGGCTTTTGCGTGAATGACAGTCCGGGCAGAGGAGTTGCATATTCCATATTGTGGTCTCTCCGTTTTTGCACCAAGGGATCACATGGTCGGCCTCGGGTTCGGGTCCGAGGCCGACCTCACATTCTGCACAGTGTCCGTCCTGGCAGATCCATAGCGCCATGCGCTGGATCGGTGTCGCCAAGCGGCGTTGGTCGCGCTGAGAACTCATTGCTTCGTCGCCCGGTTGGCCTCGTCCTGCGCCTTTGCGGCTTCGATTGCGTTCTCGGCGAGCCGGACGAGGCACTGCGTCAGGAGTTCGGCGATATGCTCGGCGTCGTCGGTCGACGACCTCAAGCGGACTTCGCCATCGGGATCCTGCGTCATGACGACGACATCGATGCCGGTGTCGTGGGCGAGTTCGAACACCCGCCGGACGTGGCCCTCGAGGAGGGTGTTGAGAACGCGGTCGACGATCTTCGACATCCGTCCCTCGCTAATCCTCGTCGCGGCCGTTCATCGCCTCCTCGACGCCGTCGCGGGCGTCGCTCCATCCGGCTTGCCAGTTCGTCATGCGGGCGGGGTCGTTGCGGATTTCGGCGTTGAGGCAGCGTTTCAGGCCGGCGTGGAAATCCTGCTGGCCGCGGGCATAGTCGGGCGAGGTGGTGTCGATCACGGGCTCGGGCGAGTCGGGTGTGTCAACTGTGTCGGCTATAGGCTCTTCGTCGGGGATGCTCTCGGGCATCCCGATAGCCTCTTGTTCCTCTTCCGTTTCCGGTTCGTCCTGCGGCTTGTTTTTTTGCGCCTTCGGGGAAGCGATCGCCTCGAGGACGGCATTGCGGGAGCCGGGCGGGCGGCCGCGGCGGGGCGGGGCGAGTTGTGGGGCGGGGGGCGCGTCGTCGATGACGCCGGTTTCCTCCTGGTCGATAAGCTTCACCGCCGCCTGCATTTCGGCCGACATCGGGCTTCTCTTCAGCAATCTCCGGATGACGGTCTTGCGCGCCATCTCTTGTTCCCAGTCGGCCCATGGGGTCGATTTAATTCTCCCTGCCTTGTACGCGCGGTATGCGTCGGTCTTGTCTCGGATCTTGTGGATCTCCTCGACGCTCATCGGCTCGAAATCGAAGTCGCCGTCGCGATATTTGGTGACGGCGTAGTAACCGACGACGGGGCCTCGATCGGTGAAGATGTCGGGTTCGTGGATCAGTTGCGGCTCGGCGCCGAGCGTGACGCGGAAATGTCCGTCAGTGATGTCGCGCTCGTGGACGGCGTGCGCGTAGATCAGGGTGATCTCGCCGGACTGGCGGGCCAGTTTGGCAAGGCCCTTCCACCCGACGCGCAATTGCGGTTCGTCGCGGTTGGCTTTTGAGTTGCGGGCGATGACGAGGTATGCCTCGCCGAGCTGCGGGTCCATTGAGAGGCCGAGTTGGGCACTTTTCGAGACTTCGCGAAAAAGCAGGCCGGGATGGATCTTCATCAGGTTCGGGTTCTGCATCACCGCGACGGTCAGACTGTGCTTGAAGCGCTTCGGGTCGACGCCGGCCGGCAGCGCGTCGATCACGTCCTTTTCCTTATCGGGTGAGATGACCTCACCGACGAAGACTTCCACGGGCGAGAGCTTGCGGACGGCCGTCGCGGGCTGCAAAGCGTTCATGCGGCGATTCCTTTTCGCGGTTGCCACTTTTCCAAATATGCGATTGCGTTCTTAAGCCTGCTGATGTCATCGGCGAATGCGCCGAGACCGACATTGCAACCGTGGCAGAGGATGTCGCGGATCATCCCAGTGTCATGGTCGTGGTCGATGCACCATCCGTTTCGATTGCCTGGCGAATTCCGTCCGCAGCAAGCGCACTTACCACCCTGTTTTTCGAGCGCTCTCTGCACTCTCTCAGGCGAGAGGCCATACCGCTTTTCCAACCAATAGCGTTTGGCTTGCTCTCTATATTCAACGGTCTTTTTCCGCTTCGTGGCTCGCGCGTTCGTGCAACTGACGCAGCTATAGGACCTTCCGTATCGCAGAGTTCCTCCGCAGTTCCGGCAAGGCCGCCCGGTTCGTTTTTCGTGCGTCGCTCTTTTTTGCACGCCCATTATGCACTGGCTCCTCGATATTTGATGCGCAATTGCCGATACGTCGTCGCGGCGACCTGATGGGCGGCGCGGTTGACGATTTTGGCGGAGACGAAGAAGTCGCCGGCCGCGGCCCCGGATGCGTCGCCGAGTTTGTCGCGGATTTCGGCTTCGGCGCGCGCCTTGCGCTTGTTGAGGAGCGTGATGTCGTGGCTGCACGCGGCGTGTTCGTTGACGGCGTCGATGAAAGCGTTGTCGCCGGAGAGATCGAGCGTTTTGTCGGAAGCCCCCGAGTTGAGGCGGGCGATGAGGGCGCCGTCGCGTTCGTAATCGAGGGGCGGGCGGGTGCCGGATTCGACGAAGCGCCAGAACTCGCGGTTCTTCTCGATCAGCGTTTCGATGAGGCCGTCGATCGGTTTGACGTCGAGGACGTGCAGGGTAATGCCTGAGTCGACGACGAGCGCGGCGACGACCGCCCAGGTGCAGCCGGTGAGGTGCATTTCCATGAGCGTCTGGACGGTGACGTGGAGCGGAATGTCGACTTCGCCTGCGGCGCCCGGACCGTGTCCGTCGTTGAGCCATTCGCGTTTGAAGGTATGCGGGGCGACTGATTTTACCTGAATCAAGCCTGTTTCGAGGATGTCGGGGGGCTTGCCGGCAAAAGCGTCGGGGGTGGCGCCGAGGCGGTTGTCCGGGTCGGAGAAGAAGGAGCCTCCGGGCATTGGGTTCGGCGTGACGTGCCAGTCGGGTTTTTCGTCGGCGAGGATGCGCAGGGCGGTTTCCTCGAGGTATCTGCCGCGGCGCATGGCGGGGTTTTCGGGGTCGGGGTCGAGGCGGCCGGATTTGATGGCCCAGAGCTGGGCGAGCGTCAGCCAGGGGTGAACGCCGATCAGCGCGGCGACCTCGCTGCAGCCGGTCAGGCCCTGGCGGAGCGCGAGCCATTCCTCGCGGCTCGCCGGATGCAGGATGTTGTTAGGCCCGGGCATTGGCTTTGCTCTTTGCGTCCTGTCGGATGTGCCGTGCGAGCTGCCGGGCGAGGCCGAGGTAGGCGACGATGTGCTTGTCCTTGAAGGCCGCCCACCGCAGCGCCTCGATGGCGGCGACGTCGTCCTCGAGGCCGTCCTGGCTGAGGGCTGCGAGCACGGTCGCCATGGCTCTGAGGCTTGGTTCGGTCATGGCGGGTTATCCGGGAAGCTTGATCGGGGTCCGGCGTTGCCAGTCGCGGGAGGTTTGGAGGAAAATGGCGTGGGCGCGGATCAAGGCTGCCCTCTTGGCTCCGGAGGAGCCCGGCAGCCCATGGATGGCGGCTTGGTTGCCGCCGGTCCATGCGCGGCGGACGTCGGCGGCATTCTGAAGGGCTGAGAACGACATGGCGCGGGCGATGCGTTGGCGGAGGCTGCTCGTCAGGCTCCGCTTGGGGAGCCCTGTGGGCAGCCCGACGGGATGGTAGAGGGAAAACATATGGGCGGCCCCGTGGTGTGACGGGGAAAAGCGTACTAAGGACCCCTTAGCAATGCAAGGTGGCGCTAAGGACCCCTTAGCGCATGCGACAGCCCGCCGCACCTCAAAGATGGACAGAGAGTTGCTCAGGTGGACCGGATTTTTGCGGCACGGCTGCGAGGTGGGTTATTTATGCTATTTTTCTGGTGTTGAGAGCGAAAGCAGCTGCGCCGCGCCACCCCGGCGCATCAGGGAGGATCGGCCGCCCTGACCGCGGCGACGGCCTCGCTCTCGAACGGAGAGATCACATGAGCCTCTGGCCCATCGTGATCGCTCTAGACGTGAAAAGGACCCGGACGGGTTGGTCATTCCGTGTCCGAGTCCTCATAACGTTCTAGCAGTGGGGGAGGGGTGGGGCGAAAGCCTCATCCCTCTTCCCTCCGCCAAAGATAGAGCGGGCGCGCCGTAATTTCAAATCCCATTCCCGACGCGAATCGGCCCGAGTGAAGGCTCCTCTCGGGGAGCCCAATTAGTGCTCGGAGTGCTCGTGCTGTGGTTCTTCAGCCTCCAGGGGACCGGCCTTAGCGAGCAATTTTGCGAAATGATTGGTAATATTGCTCTCGTCGCCCCAAAGAAGCCAATCGGACGAGATGCCGTAGAGGGCGCGAAGCTGGCGGACGATATCGTCCGGAACTCGGTGTTTCCCGAGGACCCAGTTTGCCCATTTGCCGCTTTTAAGGTCGAGGCGTTCTTGAACGTCGACGGAGCGAATGCCGTGTGCCTTCATCATGAGGCGCAGGCGGTCGCCCATCTCTTTGTGGGGGTACTTGTCGTCATGCTCACTCATGGCACTAAGCATTCATGAGTCTTGGATGAGACACAATTGCTGCTTTCTTACCCTTGACGAGCTAAGCCCTTCTTAGCATGCTGGCGGCATGGCAAGCTGCCTCCCCCATACAGTCGACTCCTACATTGAAGCGCTCGGCGGGACGCGGAAGGCGGCTGAGGCCTTTGGCGTGTCGGTCGAGGTCGTGTGCAACTGGCGGACTTACGGACACTTTCCGGCCCGCAAGCTGCTCGTGGTGACGCACGCGATGCAGCGCAAGTGCGGTGCGCGGTTCAAGGTCCCTCCGTCACTTTTCAAGATCGAAGAGCCGCAAATCGCGGCGGAGTGAGTTGTTGCAGCCCTTGAGCGCGTAAATTTCATCAGCCCTCATTGCGGAGGCCGTGCGTTTTTGATGACCGCCCGTGTCTCCCTGGCCGAATACCGGCAGCTTCACCTGTTTAAGGGCAAGCGCCAGAAGGGCGTGCGCCCGAAGGAGCCGCTCGAGTATCAGACGCAATGTGCAGTGGCCGATGTGCTGCGCCGGTTCTCCGATCCGGAGTGGTGGTGGACGGCGTTCCCGGCCGATGGCTTGCGATCGAAGGCGACCGGCGGGCGGTTGAAGCGGGCGGGGCTGCGCGCCGGCATGGCGGATTTCATTTTCATCTCACCCAACGGGCAGTTCTGGGGGCTGGAACTCAAGCGCGGTAAGCTCGGCCGGCTGTCGGAATCGCAAGAGGCCTTCAAGCATTGGTGCCATCGCCACGGCATCGCTTACGCGGTCGCCGATTCCTATGACGCGGCGGTCAAGGTGCTGGTGGCGTGGGGCGTGCTGAAAACGGAGGTCGGGACGTGAGGACGCTATCTTGGTTCTCGTGCGGCGCGGCCTCGGCGGTCGCGACTAAGCTGACGCCGCACGCGGAGCCGGTCTATTGCGACACCGGGTCCGAACATCCGGACAACGCGCGTTTTTTGCGGGATTGCGAAGCTTGGTTTGCAAGGCCGGTCACGCGCATCGCCTCGGAGCGCTATGCCGACACGTGGGACGTCTGGGAAAAGCGGCGCTGGCTCGCCGGGATCGACGGCGCGCTCTGCACGACCGAACTCAAGGTGATGCCGCGCTTGGCCTTTCAGCGCCCGGACGATCGCCACGTGTTCGGCTACACGGCGGACGGTCCGGACGTGGCGCGGGCCGCTCGGCTGCGTGAAAACTTTCCCGAATTGACGATTGCGACGCCGCTGATCGAGCGCGGCGTCACCAAGGCCGGCTGCCTCGCCATGCTGGAGCGCGCGGGCATCGCGCCGCCGCTGACCTACGCGCTCGGGTTCCCGAACGCCAATTGCCTGCCGTGCGTCAAGGCGACCTCGCCGGCCTATTGGGCGCTCGTGCGGAAAGAGTTTCCGGGGCGGTTCGACCGGATGGCGACCCTCGCGCGGAGCCTGGACGTGCGGCTGTGCCGGATCGAGGGGGAGCGGGCTTTCATCGACGAGATCCCGGCAGATTGGCCAGTGACCGGGGCGCTTGTCCCGTCCTGCGACTTCCTTTGCCAGATTGCGGAAACGGAGGTCGGGACGTGATCTATCTTTCCGGCCATTACGCTGTATCGGCTGCCCACGTTGGCGCCCTC